ATCACTTGCTATAGCTTGTTTCATGTAAAGTAAAATAACTGTTTGTATAGATTCTTTAAATGCTTGTGCTTGTGCTTTCACCATAGGATCAGCATGATCACTTATACTAACAATTTTATTTACTATTCTTTCAGTCCAATATTCAGGACTTAAACCTTTATTTTGTGTAGTTTCTACAACTACATCACCTATTGTTGATTCTACATCTACAGTAAACATTATGTCCTTTGTGTTCTTACTACATCATCTCTGTAAGTATCAACTGTATTATCACCTTCACCAAGATTTTTTAATCTTACTAAGGATTCTAAAAATCTTTTTTCATACATAGACATCATATCTGGATCACCTTTCATATATACATATGATTCAAGTAATGTTCCATATAATAAAGCATTTTTTGCATTAGTTGAAAGCCATGTTGTCCCACTATCTGCACCTGCTGTTATTGATGTTGGTCTATAAAAATAATGTAGCTCAACAGCTAAATCAGCATTTGGTGTTGGTCCTACTATAAAAGTTGTATCATCAAACAATCCATAGTGTTTTGGTAATCCAGTAATAGATGAATTTGGATATGCTTCTCTAATAAAATTTACATCCTTATACATTAAAAATGTTTGTTCACTAGAACTTGTAAATGATAATGAAAAGTTATCTAAAAAATCAGAGGGTGTTGCAAGATACTGATTTCCCGATGTTAATGTACCGCTTACATTTTTTCTAAAAACAGGTAGGTTAATAGTTTTTAATATTCTTTCTTCTGTTTGTTCAATTAATTTAGGCAAGTCTGAAACAAATTGTGTTTCTGTATTTTGTAAATAATTTTGTACTAAACTTTTTAATTCTGAATATGTCATGTGTTAATAGTACCCCCCATACCTGAGTGGTTAGTGCAATAATAATATAATGTTGGAGCACCAGATGCTACTTCTATTTGTGTGTATGCACCTGAACTTCCGGGTGTTCCATTCGTTGTTACTCCAGTTGTATATTCTGAACCACCACCATGCGTACCATCTGATGTAGTAGAAATTCTTAAAGGATGACTACTGTTACTACTATCTGATTGATCAAATCTATAACTTTGTCCTTCTACTAAATTTAATGTTGCTGCTCTACTACCATTTATATAAAAGTAATTAGAACCATAATAACTAGCTACTGTAACTGTATAAGTAGTATAAGATGATGCAGGAGTTGAAATAGTTACCGATCCTACACTTGTTGTTCCAGTAACTGCTGTTGGAGTTGCTGTATCGGCTGGTGCTGGAGTCGGTGCTGGAGTTGGTGCTGGAGTTGGAGATGGTGATGCTGCTACTACTCCTGATAAAGTTATATTACCTAACTCACCTCTTATATCTAAACCAACTGTTTTTGAACCTAAAGCTGTTATACCGCCACCTACAGGATCAAAAGCAAAAAGTCTTGCTGATGCTTCTTCACCTGTATCTACTCTTGCATCATATAATGCTTGTGGATCAATGGTAGATACCCTATTAACATCAAACTGTGGTTGATCTGGATCATAACACTCAGGACAAACTCTTAAACCATTTCTAGTTTTGTTTTCAACCTCATACCTTAATTCTTTTAGTTTATATGTAAATCCACATCTATCGCATATTCCTAATGCTTTTCTACCTTGAGCATACATACTAATTATAAAAACTATAAGGAACAAATCTTACTGATGCTCTTTCTCTATCAGCATCACTAACTTCATTCCACAATTCTAAATATCTTTGTTTTAACATTGGTATTCTTGGCATAGCTTTTTCTTTCTTACAAGCTATATTATAAGCTAAACCATAAGTCATACATGGTATATACCTTGTTGGCACTCCAGCATTATTAGAAGCTGGCTCTCCGGTATCTTCTATTTTTTTAATATAGTAATAATGACAAGTATAAGTTTCTGCACCATCAGGAGTATTCCATAGTGTTAAAGTAGGAAATGTAACTCCTTTATCTAAATAATATAAACTAGGTTTACCTTTAGATAATTTATTAGCTATATGTGTATATTCACTTACAGAGATTCTTCTAAGATTTTGATCAAATTGTTTTGATGTATCACTAGCATCTGTTCTTATAAAGGCTTCTACTATTTCTAAAACATCAGTGCCTAAATTATAAGATGATGTACCTTCAGTTAATGCTTGTGTGCCTTCTGTTATTGAAAATAAATTAGTGCCTTTGTTTTGCCACTCTAAAAATAATAAATCTAAAGCTCGTCTAGCTGTTCTGTAATCATAGCCTGAACGCATTTCTAGTCCGCATAACTCGTATGCTTCTTCAATAATATCAGATAAATCTAAATTAAATGCTGTTGTACCGCTACTTGCCATGCTGTCTCCTAATAGCTTCTTTGCCTTTTTTAAAAATACTTACTACTTGATTCTTACCCATAACTTTAGCTCTTTGCTCTCCAACTGTAAGTATTTGTATTTTACGAGCAAAAGGTTTTTTAATTTTTTTTACTTTTGCAACTGTTGCTCTAGCATCAGCAGGGGTAGCAAATTTAATTCCTACAGTATCTTTTGGATTTTCATCAGTATATAACCTACGACCAGAGCCTTTAGGTTTTTTACCTGTTCCTTTTATTGGGTCTTTTTTTCTTTTCATTTGTTCTATGTGGAACTTTTTTTCTTTTTGATGCTGGAGCTTTTAATGTGCTTTGTCTAAAAGCAGACCTAGACATTACCATTTAACTTTATCTGCCCAATAAGCTGCTGACATTTTACCCTTCTTAATGTTCTTACCATGCCTAGCTTTAAAAGATTTTCTTTTAGCTTTCATGCGTTTAGATTCACCTTTTTTGGGTTTACCAGCAGTTCCTGATAATGTTCCAACCTTTTTGCCTTGCTGACCAAACCTAATAGTTTTTATCTTGTCGCCTTCTTTTGCGACAACTATATGAGATTTTTTAGGATGATTTGGGGTACGCTTTGGTTTGTTGTACCCCGAAACACCTGCTCGTTTTAATCTCGAGTCTTTAGAAGCTCGGCTCACTAATTACTAAACCTTACCGCCAGTTTTCTTTTTAATGACTTCATTGAAAGTAGGAGTCATAGAACCTTTCTTCATTTTTGATGAATACTTAGTAGCTTTTCTTCCACCTCTCATTTTTGAGGAATATTTAGATTTTTTCATTTCTTTACCTTTTTTGTTGTTGATTTTTTAGCAGGAGCTTTTTTAGCAGCAGTTTTTTTAGCAGGGGCTTTCTTAGCTTTAGGCTTTAATTCCTTTAGCATAGCGTCAGCTTCCTTTTCTCGCATAGGACCAGCTACTAGTTCTTCTCCATTCCAAATTAAAAATGCCGGATCACCATTAACAAAGTATCCGTTTTCTTCTTTTTTATAAGACATAATTCACCTTAGTCGTAAGATTTAATACAATGCAATACGATAAGATATGTATCTCCAGAACTATGTCCTGTAGTTGTAAGATTAATATCTCCGTTTTTGCCTGAACCTGATGTGTTTTGTAATCCACCAAAAGGTGAAAAGTCTAAAACGCCATCAGCACTTGGGTTTAATTCTATACACAATGTATCTGATGATGCGTTCCAAAATAAACCTATCTTAGTAAATCCTAAAATAGAATAATAAACCTTTTGTAACTTTACACCAGAACATGCTTTACCATCTAGTGAACTAACTTTTAATCCGCTTACATCAACTTTAGCGACAGCACTTTCACCAGTGCCATCGCTAACATTTGTAAGTTGGACTATAAAATCTTTATCACTATCAATGATAGTTGTAGATGTTACTGCGTCAGCCATTATTAACTAAAGCTATGAGAAACAGTGCCATCACCAAAGACATGACCATTAAGAAGCCATATAGCATCTGTAATAGCTACACATCTAATATGACCGCCAATAAAACGACCATCAGTATCTGCATCCATAGTTAATCTATAATCAGCAGCAGCAGGAACATTCCATCCAGCAGTGTCAATATCTTCATTAAGAGCTACTACGCTTCCTAATTCATCTTTATCAAGCTGAAATACCATTCCTTGAAAAGTATCTGCACTAGAAGCACCTTGTAAAATAAAAGAACCTGTAAATGTAGTACCTATATGAAATTCATAAAACAGTCCAGCAGCAGCAGCAGGTAAAGTTACTGTAATACCAGCAGCCCTATTCAAGCTAAAGATAGTTCCAGATTGTGCTGTAGTTGGAGTGTATGTTGCATCAGTAATGCTAGTAACAGGAAATAAATTGTTAAGTGTTCCTGTTGTACTAATATTACCACTTGTATCAACATCCAGATTAGTTGTAATTGCACCGGTTGTTGAGTTTTTAGTGATTTGTTCAAAACCACCTTCGGACCTAACGGGTCCATTAAAAGTTGAGTTTGCCATAATTTCCTCACGAAAATAAGTTCTACTGTCTTGGCTTGTCTGCTAGGTCAGTCTGTAGAACAATTAAAAATATCCTAGATACGAAAAAAGGGGAGCTATTGCTCCCCTAAAAGTTTAGCTTGATCCGGGTGATCCGTAAATACCAAGAGGATCAGATACACCAAATGAGTATCTTTCTCTTGCTTTATATCTCACATTACCGGTATCAAAATCACCATCCATAGAAGTTTCCATGCCTGTTCTATTGAAATGTTTCATTCCATTAGGAACATCAGTGATTATGAAGAAAGCATTAGTGTCGGTTAAATAATGATTAACCATGTAACCTTCAGGTATAGCCCCGTTAGTTACGATAGCATTTACATCATTATCTGATGAGCCAACTCTAAACTGAGACTCTAAAAGTCTTGTCGCTGTAAACTGCAATGCAGAAGGAACGATAAGTCTTCTAGGTCTAGCTGCAATCTTAAGACCTCTTTGATCTTTAAAAGCTGCAATTTCAATAATCGCATTTTCTAAAGAAGTTTCATTAAGGTCTGCTGCTGTGCTAGGTCTGTTAGAGTTTTTACCCCCATCCACTAATGGATGTCCATCACCGCCAGTTACACCATCACCATCTGCTGTAAACAAGTTTACTCCGTCTCCAGATTGGAAACTATTTGTAAACCCATTGTTAAGAGGATTTACAGCTTTCACTTGTTTAGTGTAAGCCATAGCTCTTGCTAGTGCTTTAGTGTATCTTGCAGATAAAGAATCATATAGATTATCTTCTATAGCTTCTTCTGTAATTGCAAAACCTAAAGCAATGGTTTCATGGTTATACCTTGCTGTAAAGCTCTCTTGTGCTGAATCATAAGTGATTGCAGAACCTTCGTCTTTAACAACCGCCTGACCAAATCCACTTAACTGAACTTCTTCTTCGAATGAACGATCTGAATTTTCAGTCTCATAGATCATGGTGTGCTCGTCTTCGTACTTTTCATACTCCATCCCAAACAAAGCGTTAAGTCCGGGTAGGAGTTCTTTTAACATTTGTGCTCTTGAAATAGCCATATTATTCTCCTAAATTAAACGCCAGTTGTGTTATCGAGTTGATGTCCAACATTAAATTTAACGATGACATCAGTAAAAGAATCACCAACAGAACTATCTGGTCCATCTATGAACTGCATAATTCTAAGTGGTAATGTATTGGTTGTAGCAATGGTAGATGAATCTACAGCATTTTTACTACGACCAATCGTAGTGCTTCCTGCGGTTTGAACCACAGCAACATTGTTACCTAAAGCTGTCTGTGCAAGAGAAGCGTCTCCTTGCATTTTCATTTCTAGGTAAGGATCATCAACAACATACGCACTAATATCATCTGCTGCTAATGAAGCAGGAAATGTTTGTGAGAATGTTTTTTGATTTGTATTTGGATCAGTGTATGAAACACCTACAAATACTCCTATGGGAGTTAATGAAGTAGTACCGGTGTCTTTTTCAACTGTACCGGCAGATACTATTTTCACAAAATCTCCATAGAATATAGCAGTACCATAACCAGAGGCTATTTTGTAATGTCTAACTTTTCCTGTAAAGGAACCACTAGAGCTAATACAACCTACTGGCTCGGCACCCATTGGGGTAGCTGAACTAGCCATTTATATTCTCCTATAAAGAGGTTAAATAACAGCCCTAAATAAAATATTAAGTGTTACTTAGAGCCACCAAATGTAGTCCTACTTTTGCGATCTGGTTTTAACAGAGGCATTCGTGGATCATTTTCTTTTAAATAATTGTTGTCCACAGCTTCCATTTGGTCTGCAGCAGCTTGTCTGTAGTATTCATCTCTTTGCTGCATAAGCTCTTTTGGAGCTTTACAAAGTAATAAACCACCTACTTCTAAGTTGCCTTTTTTCGCCCATTCAGAATCCACATCAGATACTAATTTTAATTCAGGATGATCTTCTGCTTTTACAGGTTCCCATCCTTCTCTAAATTTAGCACTAACATTAGTGTTATTAGCTTGACCTAAAACACTTGTAGCTATCCACCTAAATACCCATCCATCTTGCGGTGTAGGGCTAGGTAGTTTTGATTGTGGTTCCCAACTTTGGGGTCTTGCAGAAGCCTCTCTGGATTCTGTTTCTCTTGCTGCTCTAGTAACTTCTTCGGTTACTTTATTTTCATCTGCCATTATTTATTCTCCGTTTTTGCGAGTTGTTTGGCGTACTGTTCTGGTGTTATACCCAACCGCCTTGCGAGGGACACTTGGGTTGCTGTTAACTGTACTTTGCGAGGCATAGCACCATTATTTCTTGTTGCAGGTGCTACGACATTCGAGGGTTTTTTAGAGATCACAGTTTCTGCTTCTTCTTGAATTTCTTCAGGTTCAGCAGCTACAGCATTATCTTTGCTCTCTAAAACTTTAAAAATCTGTTCTTTGCCTTTATTAATCCTATCATAATATTCATCAGAATTTGGATGAATACCATCTTGTTCAATTAATTTTTTATGTAACCCCATGATATAACCAGTAGCTTCTTCATAATCAGGATGTTGAAACCATGTGTTTTCTTGCAACCATTTAGTTGATCTAGGATCAATAGGCACTTGTGGTTGCTGAGGTTGTTGAACAGGTTGCTGTATCTGTTGTTGAGCAGCTTCCTGTTGTCTTTGATAATAAGCTAATTTATCAGAAGCAGATTTCTTATCAACTTGTGCTGCAAGAATCTTTTCATTTGCCTCTAACATTTTATCTGTATTACCAGCTTCATAAGCATCTTTAAACTCAGCTTTTGCTTGTTCTAACTCAGCACTAGACTTAGCTGTGATTTGTCCTAACAAGGCTTCTTCACCTTTATTAATTAAAGCTGAAAGTCTTTTGTTTTCACTTTGAACATTTGTAGCATAAGCTACAGCTTCTTCTCTTACTCGTTCTGCTGCTTCTTTTGCTCGTCTTTCTTCGTGAAACTCATACTTGATTTTATCAATGCGTTTCTGAACTTTATCGTTGATGCCTTCTATTTCTTCTTCTACATCATTAGATGAAGTTTCAGACTTAGGTGGCTTACGATCTTCAGGTGGTCTATCATCAATGATTTCTACTTGAAGGTCAGAATTGTTTTCTTCAGGAGCATCTTTATCTTTACCGATTTGATGTTTTACTCCAAAGAATTTTTCTTCTCTTGAAGTTTCTACAGGTTGTTTTATCTGTTCAACTTCTTGATTTGCGGTATTATTTTCAGACATATTAAATTACCTTTACTATTCCTCTTGGGTCTTGGACAACAGCTTCTACGCTGTCGTCATTGATTAAACGAAATTCTTTTCCGTGCACTTTAAATCTAGTGCCAGAATAAGAACGCATAATAATCCAATCGCCCTTTTCACAATAAGGACCATTTGGAAATCTGTTCTCATCTTTATAACAATCATCACCCATTTCTAAAACGAATCCTACAATAGAACCAACTTCTTCGACTCTACGAGTTTCAGATGCCTTAATGATTCCACCTTTGGTAGCTTCTTCAATTTCAGGTAATGCGATTAGAATTTTGTACCCCTTCGGAATAGGGAGTTGTTTTGCTTTGTCTGTTGCTTCAACCTTTTTTGGTTGAATATCTTTTGCAGGTTTTGTCATGTTTTCTCCTGTGCACTAGATTAGGTCTAGGTCCTTGCGTCAATTTTGACGATTTACTATTTCTAGTAGATCGAGTATATCTCTTTCTACTAAGGCAAGTCCAGATATTACACCTGTTAAATATCTGTATTCCTCAAAACTTTTACATCCACCACCGGATAAGTGATCAGCATGTTCATTCATATGCTCACGAATCTTTTTCTGTATAGCTTCTACTATATTTTCAGTTGATCCACTCACTCGTTATCCAGTAATGTTTCTGCTATGTCTTTACCTATCTTAGCACCTTCTATTTGTTCTTTGCTAGATATTTTTTTACTTTCTGTAGCAGCTTTTAATCCTATGTTAGCACCAGCTATGCGTTCTTGTGAAGCTATTCTTTCTTTTTCAACTTCAGTGGTCGCTTTAGATTTTTCTAAATCAAGAGCAATTCTTTCTGCATCAGCTTTCATTTTTCTCTGTACTTCAGCTTGTCTAATGTCTAACTCTCTTTCTCTTTGCTGTATTACAGGGTCTTCTAGTTGCTCTCTAATTTCTTCTTGTCTTTCATCTGCTTGGCTTGAAGCTAAGACTCTTTCAGCAGCTTCAGATACAAGCTCTGATAAACGCAGTTCAATATCTTCTGGTAGCGGTTCATCAGGTGGTGGCAATGGTGCACCAAGTTGTTTTTCAATTTCTTTACGATATTGAAAGGCTATGTGTTCTGTTACATGTTCTGTAAATGCAGCTAAGATAGCGTTAGCGTTAGGGCTTTGTCCTACCATCTCTCTCATCTTAGGATCATTTATAGCAGCCATGTGAACTTTAATATGTGCTTCGTGATCCTGATACATAAATGCTTTAACAGGTTTTCTGTTTAGCATGTTCATGTTTTCTGATACCGGATCAGTAGGTGCTATCTCAGTTTCAAGTGGAACAATCTTATCTGCATCTCTAATACCTAACACATCAAGCATCTGTCTGTGGAGTTCTTCCATGTTATACATTTGCGGTGCTTGTTGTGATAACTGTAGTGCAGCTTGATACTGCATAATCTTTTGTGCTTTAGTAGAAGCATTAGGATCAGATACTGGTATTACATCAACTCTGCCATCAAAATCTTCTTTCAATAGTTCTTTACCCTTTATGTTATAAGGATATTCAGTAGGTCCAAAGTCATAAATTATTTTAGATAATATTCTTAATTCATGTTTCATTGAGTTATGAATCCTGCTTTGTACTGATCCAATAACTTTTAACGACCTTTCTAACAATGCGAGTGTAGTGCCGACTGGAGCCTGATTATTCATGTCAGAGACTTTCATATCAGCTAAAGAAGCAAATCTTCTACCTTCTTCTACAATGTTTTGTAAAAGGGAGTATAAGGTAGTAGATGGTTCTTTATAAGGGAGAAAAGTAATATTATCTTTTATAGCACCACCCGGCACATCCACATCACGAAACTCTCCGGGCATGATAGGAGTATCATCACCCTTAATTCTTAAACCTCTTGATTTTAAACCACCCGGCAAGTTAGATAATGTACCTGCATCTACGAGTTGTCTTAATAAACTTGTAGCAGACTTAGCTATGCCACCTATTAAGTGAACCAATCCAAATCCATAAAATCCCATTCCGGGTAAGTATTGATAGTGAACAAAGTGTTGTCTGCGTTTCTTTAATGGATCATCTTCAATAAAGTTTCTGCGAATCGCTAATATTTTATTTGATTGATAATCTAAAGTAATAACATAAGGCAATGCTATGCCTGTTACTTTCCCATCTTTTCTATCTTCAAAACCTTTTAAATCTAAATCAACCATCATTTCTAATATCGTATGACGATTATCATTTTCGTAAGTTTGTCTTTCGCCTGTTAGTTCGTTGTATTTAGACTGAATGTTTGTTAAATCATCTGAGGGTTCTTGTAAATCTACATCTTTGTAAAAACCTATGACCTGTAATTTTTTAATATCATTGGTGCTTTTTTTCATTATGTGTGTAGCACGATCACAAGTTGTTAAATCAGATGCACCATAACTTACAACAAAGTCTTCTGCTGGTACAAACATACTTGCAGGTCTGTCTAACATAGGATCAAAATAAATTTTTCTAAATGCAGAACCTGCTAGTGGTAAATTAAATAACAGCTTTTCTGTTTCAGTTCGATACTCTGTCATTTTGTCTGTCAGCAAATAGTTTAAATAATCTTTAACCCTGACAGATTGATCTTGGCTTTCTTGATCTATTGAACCAACAATCCTAACATCAACAGGACCTTTAGCTGGAAATATCTCAGTAATGGTTTCGGCTTGAAACCTTACAACTGATTCTGTAAGCAATGGATGAAATACACCACAAGCACCCTGCCAAGGCAAAGTTCTTTCTTCTATCTTTAATCCTAGCTGGTCTAAACCTTTAGTATAAGTTTGTTCCCAATCTTTGCGTGATTCTTTATCAGAATTAAAATACTGTATTAGCTCTGACGCTAATACTTCTAGTTCACCATTTTCCATGAACTCAGCTATGTTGTCGTCAAAGTTTGGAGTGCCAAATTCAGCACCTTCTTCAAAATCTATAATCATTCCCCCATCTTCGGTCAATACTGCGACCTCATCAGGGTTAGTTACTAAAACTTCTAAAGGAGAATCTTTAACTATCTTGTCTGGGGTTTTTAATGGTTTTTCTGCCATTTAATCTCCTAATGTAATATTTTATTATCATCTAATTCTTTATCTATAATATCTTGCAATATTTCTGTAAGTTCGCCACACACTTTTAAATTTTGTTCTTCTGCTATAAGAATTGCAGAATCAAATGAATCAGCATGAATATTTGGTCCTTCATACTCTTTGTCATTATAAATAAAAGATGTAAGATAAATTTTCATTAATAATAATTTGCTTCTCTAGGGGGCAAGTCTTCCTCTGGTTCATCAGATTCTAAACCAATAAAACCACCTTGTCTAAATCTTATCAGTGCTTGTGTAGATGAATCTACTAAATCGTCATGGTCTCCAGATGGGAAAGAAGCAAATTCTTCAATCACTTCTTCTGCAAACTTCCTCTCTGGAGCCCACACGATTCCGGATGCAAATAAATCTGCAACCGCATTAACCCTAGCTATTTTATCGTTTCCACGACTAGGGGTGTATTCTGAAACTGGTATTCCCATTTGTCTTAGTTCAAAGATTAAAGGCATTCCTGCTGCTTTGGCTTCTACAATAAATGCTTCAGGTTGCCACTCTTGATACATTTCAAAGGCTCGTTTTTTTAAATCAGGAAACTCAAGCCGTTCTTTGTAAGCATCTAATAAAATTACTTGTGGTTGTGTAACTCCATGATCATCGGGTTGATAAAAAACACCCCATGTTGTACAAGCTGAAAAGTCAGAACGCTGTGTTTTTAAAAACGCAGTATCCCATGACTGTATAATAAAATCGCATTGTGGTGGATAATCTTGTTCCCAGACACGCCACCATTCTCTTTTAATGATAGCTGATTCTTCTGCGGTAGGGTTCTGCTGATATTGAGCAGACCATTTAGCTAAAGGCAGTTCTGCTCTTAGCTTTTCTAATTCTTTAATATCCCAAAACTCTTGCCACAAACTTCTACCTGAGGGCAAGATAGCAGGGAACTCTATAACTTCCCATTCATCAGAACCATCTCTTTGTGCAGAGGCTTTAAGTATTTGTCCTGTTAAATCTCGTTTATGCCATCTTGTCATTACGATAATAATCGCACCACCCGGCTGTAAACGCTGTCTTGGTCCAGAGGTATAATACTCATAGACCTTATCAAAGACAGAGGGATCGTTGCTTTGTCCCTCTTGTTCAGAGTGTGGATCATCTATGATTAACAAGTCCGCACCTTTACCGGTTACAGCACCGCCCACACCAATCGCAAAGTATTCTCCGCCCTTATTGGTATTCCAGCGACCTGCTGCTTTAGAATCAGATTGTAATCCTACATCCGTAAAAACTTTCTTATAGTCTTCTGAGCCGACAAGGTTTCTAACCTTACGACCAAACCCCACAGCTAATTCTGCGGTGTGAGCAACCTGAATGATCTTCTTCTCAGGGAAACATCCTAGAAACCATGCAGGTAATAAATAAGATGCAAACTCAGACTTAGTATGACGAGGGGGCATATTAATAATTAAACGCTTTAACTTACCCTCTTTAACTCTATTGAAAGCATCAGACATAATCTTGTGGTGATGTCCTTCAATAAAAGCCACCCACATTTCTTTTACAAAAGACAGAAAGCTATCTTTACAACCTTCTTTAATCTTAGCCCTCTCGTACTCTGAGAGAAGCTCTAAGAGCATCTTTTGTTGTTCTATGGGTAATTGACTTAGTTTGCTTAAATCAAACAATGGTGGCACCTCATCTTCTGTTGAGAAATATACATGTGTGTAAGGAGTATGTATGACCAGACAAAGTGCCACAAACTTTTCCTAGTATTAAACTAGATAGTATTAAACTATATAAATTAAAACTTAGTTTTAAACTAGCTAGTATAATACTAGTTGATCTGCCGATAGCTCTCCCTATTATGTGCATAGTTTCACATCTTCACTTGTTCGTCAATACCTGAGTCAAATTTTTTAAAAGGACTTTTCCTTGTGCTCATCACAGTACGCCACTTATTAGGTTGCATAGTAACCCACCCATTATCTTCTAATCTTTTTAACATAGCGTGTACTGTGCTCTTAGATGATATACCTAGCGTATAAGCTAAAGCATCTAGTGATGGTCCACAATTAAATTCTTCCCAGTATGCTTCTATCGCTTCTAATAACTTTAATTGTTTGTTTGTCATAGTATATATGTATGGGGTCTATGGGACCCACGAACATTATACGAACATTCTAAAAAAAAAGCCATCTTTTAGTAGGTCGGAAAAGAAAAAAGGGGGTACCCCTATGAAAATTATGAAATTATATGTGCAAAATAGTATGTACCCTACAGTCAAACAAAAAATAATATTGGGGGGTTGGGGGGGAGTGGGGTTATATTAATGGGGTTTTGCGTGATAGTGAGTGCTTACTTTAATTGCCAAACATTTGCTGTATCTTTTGTTCTAACTCAATCCTGATCTCATCACTCGTCTTATCATTGGTTATGCTTTCCACTCTCTCTGTGAATAGTGCCACCTCTGAAACCTTGCCTAGCAATTCCAAAGCCCTGATTCTCGCTGATTCGTTGTTGTTTGTATTAGTAGCCTCTGCTTGTAGCTGTTCCATGATGAACTGTCTTAGAGAGATAGCTGAGGTGACTGCATAATCGTTCTTACGCTTAATTCCTTGCTGTATCCTTTGGGAGACCTTAGGGTTGCTCATTAACTTACTAGCCTCTGTCCATATGCTACTGTCTTTCATATTCTCTACGCTGTAAGCATCTCTGTATGATTCACTTGCAGTCTTACCTGAGATGACACCCTGACAAAACTTTTCCTGCTTAGGAGTAAGCCCTGATATGTTAGCTACTTTGTTCCCTGATTTATCCTTATCTTTACTCATATCTATGTATTAACGAATTAATATTTAATTTTTTTTACTTGCCCTATGTTAGTGATTACTATCGTTTAATCCTTATTATCCGCTTACTTCGTAAGCAACACAAGTATTGGTGGCGAACATTGGTAGAAAATAATTAACATTTTTTACTTGATATTTGTGGGGTAGTCTATATATTAGGTCTTGTGTTTGGGGTTGTCGGCTCTTTTGCCCCCTCTCTAAACCGCCCATAGTGGGACTGCTTTTGTCCCCTAGAGTGAGGTTCGCAACGATACTTCACTATGTTGGTTGTTAGTTAATAGAGCGATCAACGAGACTAGGGACAATACCGCAACGAGGTAAACTAGGAATCCTCACCACGAAAAATCCGGACTTCAAGTCTTTGTGCGTTTACCTAGTGTCCTGAGAGTGTTGGTCTTGGTGGCTCAATACTGCGATTGTTGGGTGAGTAGCGTTTCCCCCCTCGCAAGTTTTTAAAGCTGACTTGATTCCCTCTGAACACAAAACAGGGTGTGTCAACGATAAGACGATCTTTGATTGTCTTTGATGTGCTAAGGATTGCGGTGTAGCGTGGCTTGTCTCTAGGGGCTAACTTGTGGCGTGTGTAGTGATCTGATCCCATGTTGAATTGTCTTGATAAACAAAAGGAGTAATCATATGAAAAATTATAAAGAAATCTTTATTTCCCCTGCTAAGGATGGGTTTGGAATTGAATGTTTAGCTGATGGGGAAACTCATTATTTAGGTAGATGTCCAATAACAATATGTTCTTGGTTGCAAGTGCATGATGTTCAATCAGCAACTCATTCATCTTGTATGGAATTTGCGACTGAGTATGGATTCAAAAATAATGATGATGCTTTGGAACTTTGGAACAAAGCATGGGATAGATATTTAAATAAATTAGAAACACGAAAAGCTAACGCTGTCGCTGTTAAAACATTTAGCAACTTGCAAACAAATTATTCACCTTATGGAGTGAGTTAAATCAACTGATGAGCAACACAGATCAAGGGGCTTTATGCCCCTTGAGTGGTGGCGAAACAATGTAAATTGTCTTGATAAACATATAAACAAAAGGAGTAAATATGAGTGATTTTGAAAAAGTGATGAAGATTGTTGAGGATAAAGCGTTCTCAAAAATCAATGGTGTTGCGGTTGATCTGTTCACCGCAAGTTTCATTAAGTCTGTTTACGATAATGTGAACGATAAAAATAAGAAGTGCATGGAAGTTATGAGTATCGCTAACTTAATTGGTGTGGCTCAAACTTTAATGGCTAAATAACTAAAGGTGTAAATATGAAAATTAAAAATTATGAAGTAAAAGTAAAGGTAGTAGAAATTCACTATTTAAGTATAGATGCTGAAAATAAGGAAGATGCTATGGAACAAGCTGTAAGCTATGGAGTTAATTCTTCTGATGCACATTCTACAGATGTTGAGGCAATATCTGTAAAGGAGATTGGTAAATATGACAACAATTAAAAATTTAGAGTGGAAAATTAAAGTTCTTAATGAACATACGAACAATCCTGTTGAGACTTACACAGTAGATAAAAAATCTAAAGATATAAAAGCCAATATAGGAAATTATCATTTATATAGAGCCTATGGTAGTTTTGCTTTACATCAAATTTGTAATGAGGGTGGCGGAACAACTGACATATTTAGTTTAACAACTAAAAAAGAACTTTATGATCTGATTTCCTCAATGATTGAGGGTATAAAAATTGGAAAAAACTGCATCATAAGAAATTTATAATCAACTATTAACTAGCTAATATTTAAGGAGTATGTATGAAAGCTAAAAAAATAAATAAGAAAACCAAGTGGAAACCAAAAAAGAAATTCACTAACAAAAAGCCTAAGATTACATCTATGTCTATCGCTATGAATAAAGCAATAGATAAGGCTTTAGCCAAATTAGTGAATGAAGAATACGCTTAAAATCTTTTAGGGTGGAGAGTGTAAGAGTGTGTGAGGGTTTTTCCTTTTGTTGCCCTCGCACACTTGCCCTGTACTGTCGTATAGCATGGTAGCTATGCCTGAATGAGATACCTCGAAACAGTATTCGTTTAGTTTTATTAATGTTTCAATACATATAGGAGTATGTATGAAAGCAACACAGCTAGAGAAATCCTTAGCTAATCTCATTGCTATCAATCAACCTGCCTTTATTTGGGGCGGTGTTGGTATTGGTAAGTCTGAGATTGTGCATAAGGTAGCGGATTCGCTAGGCTTTGCGGTTCGTGATGTGAGGGTGGCTTTACTTGATCCTGTTGATCTGAGGGGCGTTCCCTCTGTTGAAAATGGGACTACTAAGTGGAATCCGCCTGTATTTTTACCAACAGAAGATGAACCCAAAACTCTTTTGTTTTTAGATGAATTACCGCATGGTAGCCCATCTGTTCAAAATGCTCTGTTCCAATTAATCAAGGACAGACAATTAGGTGAATACACTTTGCCTGAATCAACTGTCATTGTGAGTGCCGGTAATAGGCTACAAGATAGAGCAGGGGCGAACAGGGTTAATACTGCATTGGGTGATAGATTTATTCACCTTAACTTAGAGCCTTGTCCTGAGGAGTGGGTATCATGGGCTTTGGGTAGTGGTCGCATTATCCCTGAGGTTATTAACTACATTAGATACAGACCTGAGAATATCTTTGTGTTTGATACTAATGCACAAGTTAATACTACCCCTCGTTCTTGGGAGTATGCCTCTAGGATACTTGATAATAATCCTGATGCTGACATAGAGCAGGAATTATTAGCAGGGACTATTGGTGAGGGTATTTCTGCTGAATTGGTTGGTTATCTTCGAACATGGAGAAAGCTACCATCAATGGAGACTATCCTGAAAAACCCTGAGAAGATTAATCTCGATTCTGATCCTGCGGTTATGTATGCGGTATGCGGTATTGTCGCTAGGAAAATGACTAAAGAAAACATTGGGAAGTTTGTAGATTTTCTAAAAACTTTACCTGATGAGTTTGCAGTATTGTGTATGAGTGATGCAACAACAATGAACCCTGATCTTAAAAAGACCAAAGCGTACATTGATTTTGATGTTGCATATCAAGACATAACATTATGATCTATGGGGGCTTTTGCCCCCTAGATACCAACGATAACTATTAACCAATTAATATATAAATATAGGAGTATGTTTTATGGCTACTAAGCTAAATGAAAAAGCTATTCTGATCAAAGTCAATCTCAAAAAATGGGGTGGAACTAAGGTCGATAAAGGCTTATCTGAAGAAATTGCCGATAAGCATGGTGTTCTAGCTAAACATTTTTCTGTGTCCAAAAAGCTAACGAACAGTCAAAACTTAAAAGAGATCAAAAAGATTGATGGTCTTATTAGGACTGACTGTATCTATAGCGGTGCAGGATACAGGGGTTTTTGTCATGCTTGGGATAATCAAGGTACATACCTTTTGCCTGTTGATGCAAAAGCGAAGTTTGAAAAAAGGTTCGCTGAGTATCGTGATGCAAGGGAATTGTATGTGAGGGACTTTGTTAAAGAGTATCCTGATATTATAGATGAGGCTAAGGATAATCTTGGTTCAACTTTTGATATATCAGACTTTCCCTCGCTTGATGATATTAAAGATTGTTTCTCATGCGAGGTGATCAAAAGCCCAATACCTAATACAGATGATATTAGAGTTAATCTATCTAAAGATGAGATAGACGAACTCAAGTCTAATGCTCAACAAGAGCATGATGCTAAATTATCTGAGATCACCGGTGCGGTGGTTGATAAAGTGCAGGGTGTTTTAGGACACTTCTCTGAAAAGATTAAGAGTGGTGAAACATTTAGAGATTCAACGATTGATAAAGTTATTGATCTCTGTGATGTATTGCCTGATCTTAATATTGCAGGAGATTCTAAAATTCACAATGCACATCAAGAACTCATGGACATTTTCGTGGGTAATGATGTCAATGCTAATACATTGAGAGAGGATAAAGATAAAGCTAATGAGATCGCAAGTAAGACAGATGAGATACTTGATGATCTAGGGGGGTGGCTCAATGACTAATAAGATAATGCCTGAAATGATTAAGGCTCGAACTGAATTAGTTTTGAAGTATCCTTTCTTTGGCAAACTTGCTCTAGGTCTTGAACTTGTTGAATCAGATAAATTTGACACTATGGCGACAGATGGACAACGCTTGTACTACAACAGGGAATGGGTAAAAACCATTACCCATCAAGAGAGGGTAGGAGTTATAGCCCATGAGGTACTTCATGTTGTTTCTAAACACCATCTCCGCAGGGGCAAAAGAGATGCCTACTATTGGAATGTGGCAGGAGATTATGTCATTAATGATATTCTGCTAGAAGATGGTTTCATCTTGCCTGAGGGTGGATTACATAATCCTGAATATGCAAGTATGCAAACTGAAAAAGTTTATGATCTTGTTTATCAAGAATCAAAAAACGATTCCGGTGATGATGCTAATGGTGGTGATGGTGATGGTGATGATAGTGGTGATGGCAAAGCCCCATCTTGGGGTGAGGTCATAGATGCTGTCAATGATGATGGCGGTTCACTATCAGATGCGGACATTAAAGAACTTGAGAGAGAGATTAATGTTAGCGTTCTCCAAGCTGTTCAATCTGCTAAAGGTATAGGTGGCAAAAGTTCTGCTTTCCAAAAGATGATTGAATCAATTAAGCAGGATAAGGTTGATTGGGAAGATGTCTTAGCTAATCATATGTTAGATAATCTAACCCCATGCGATTACAACTTTAACAATCCTGATAGGAGATTTATCTATCAAGATATGTATCTGCCTAGCGTTGAAAAAGAACCAAATCAAAACATAGCTATTGCTATTGATACTAGCGGTTCTATTTATGAGGACACTAAAGCTATGTTCTTAGATGCTATCAACAATATTATTACAGTAGGTAAGCCAAACAAGGTTAGTCTGATTTATTGTGATGATCATGTTCAAGAAGTTAAGACATTCTATAAGGGTGAAAAGATTACCTTAGATCACTTATGGGGTGGTTGTACTGACTATGAGCCTGTATTCAAATACATAGATAAAGAGTTAGACAATGATGTTTCTTACTTGGTTTATCTTACAGATGGGTATTGTTATTGCGATAGATTAGTAGAGCCTGACTATCCGGTGATATGGGCTACTACTGAAACATCTAAGTATTTTACTTTTGGGGA